CAATCTGTGTTGAAAACTCCAAGCCCCCAGCCAAACAAATTTCCCGTCGGCTAATGGCAAACTAATGTCACCTCGTGTTCATAACATAGGCCCCCACCCAGTGGGACCATACATCCCTCACACTAAAGATGCTATATATTGCAAGGGGTTATCCTGAGTTAGCTACAGTATCTCCCAGCTTTCCCTCGGTTTTCTTAGGTTCCCTAGGCAAAAACTGACCCCCGCACCCTTAAAAACAAAAGCAACTTCAAAATACAGGGCTAAAGTTCTTGTTGTTGTTGTTGTTGTCGGCCTCAGTCAACGAGAGCCCCACCCTAGAAACAAAAGAAAGAGGAACCATAGATATGGCTCTGGAAAATGGAACATACGTCAACTCTTTGGTCCCTGCGAACCCTGCGTCTACTGACGGTCTCGCACAAGCTGATGACCACATCCGCCTGATCAAGAGTACCATCAAGAATACCTTTCCCAACCTTACAGGGCCTGTGACCTCTACACAGGCAGAGCTGGATGCCTCCCTCCCGGCGGGGCATGTGTCATACCTCGCAGCCCTAGTGAACACTGGTGTCACTAGCACTGAGTATGACTATTTGGATGGTGTAACGAGTAACATTCAGACCCAGTTGAATAGCATTGTAGCTGGCTCATCTAATATACCTCAGTCAAACATTGACTACCTAGCCTTAATCACAGGTGCTGGTGTTAGCTCCACACAGTTTGGATACCTAAGTTCAACTACTAGCGACATACAGACCCAATTCACCTCTTTGAGTAGCCGCGTAACAACCTTAGAGTCAGCTCCCGGCACTACCTTCACAGGTGGCACAGGCATCACTGTTAGCGGCTCTACAATCACCTGTACTGTAGACACCCCGGCAGAGGTAGGCCTTGGAAACCTAAGCAGCAACGGTAACAGTCTCAGCGGTAGCTTTACTGCCAGTGGTAACATCACTGCCTACTCCGACCAACGTCTAAAGTCATCCATTGAGACGATACCTGATGCCTTAGCTAAGGTGGCTAAGATGCGTGGTGTCAACTTCACTATGAAGGACACAGGTGCTCGAAGCACTGGTGTTATTGCTCAAGAGCTACAAGCAGTCATCCCAGAGGCCGTACATACTAACGATGATGGCTACCTAAGTGTGGCCTACGGCAACCTAGTTGGTGTTCTCATTCAGGCCATCAACGAGCTTAGTGAAGAAGTAGAGCACCTAAAGCAAACCACATATTGAATGTGAGGACATAAGTCATGGCATTACAAAGTAGTGGTCAAATAAGTCTACTGAATGTTGCAACAGAGTTTGGTGGTTCAGCACCCCACAGTCTGAGTGAATACTATGGAGCTGCTGCTGGTATACCGTCTAGTGGAACCATATCCTTAGGTGACTTTTATGGGGCATCATCTTCATTTGCCTTCACCCTCTCTTCTAGTCAAGAGAACTGGAACCTACGATCCGCTGCGTTAGCGAGTGGGTGGGATGGTGTTTCACAGCTGACAGTCAACATAAGCAGCGGTGTGTACGTTTGGTCTGATAGTATATCCCTAGCTGGTCTGATAATCTCAGGTTCATTTGCTGGGGGTCTTATAGTCAACAACAGCGGTTTTATCATGGGGCGCGGGGGTAACGGTGGTTCATCTTCTTTTGCAGTACAGAACGGCGGCCCCGGTATTACTGTCAGTCTCACCTCTGGCTCTGCAACTTTCAACAACCAGAACTCTGGTTACATTGGAGGAGGTGGCGGTGGTGGTGCAGTAGCCCGTTTCGGTACAGGTGGTGGTGGAGCTGGAGGAGGCGCTGGTGGCACTCACACAAACCGTGTGACTGGCGGCGCTGGTGGCTCTATAGGCCAAGCAGGCGGCACAGGTACAGCTTACAGTCTACCCCACAGCGCATCAGTTGGTACTGGAGGTGGAGCTGGCGGCGGCGGTGGCATGGATGACGATTTGGGTGGTGACACTGGCTGGTCAGCAGGCGGCGGCGGTGGCCGTATATTCCCCGGTATAGGCGGTGGCGGTGGCAGCAGTGGCGGCTCTTCTAATAACGCAGGCAGCAATGGCTCACGGTCTGGCGACACTTACCGTGCAGGCGGCGGTGGTGGCTGGGGCGCATCAGGAGGTTCTTACCTTGGAAGTGGTGCTGGCTCTGGTGGAGCAGCCATTAGTGGCTCTGGTTACACTGTGACAGGCACAACCTCTCAGATATATGGAAGCTACTAGATATGCCTAACTTACCAATCCGTGGACTAGGGTCCGTGGGCGTGGTCACTGATGTTGACCCCTACAACCTCCCCACCAATGCCTACACCAGAGCAAAGAACATTAGGTTCACTGATGGTAATGTGACCCGTGGCCCAGTGTACCGGGCTGTATCTGATGCCATACCGTGGAACCCTGTGTTTTCTTATGGCCTCACGGCTTTGTCTGGTTACGATACTGTGTTGTTGGTGGATGATACCTTTGACATCTACGAGTTCTCTGGTGGTTCCTTTGTTCAAAGGTTCAATGCGTCAACCAGTTCGACTAATGACCCAGTGACAGCAACGATACTTGCAGATGTGCAGTACGTTAATCGTCCAGACCAAGTACCCGTAGCCCGACCCCCTAGTGCTTCCAGTTTCAGTACCCTAGCCAACTGGCCTAGTACCTACCGAGCTACGTCCCTTCGCAGCTTCGGAGACTTTTTGATAGCTCTAGGCACCACAGAGAATGGTGCTTCGTACCCAAGTCGGGTGAGGTTCTCTGATCCAGTACTAGCAAACCAAGTACCAGCAACTTGGGACGAGACTGACCTTACTAACAGTGCTGGCTTCAATGACCTCGTGCAGATGAAGACGCCTATCATGGACGGTGCCACACTAGGAGCTAACTTCCTTGTGTATTCCCAAGACCAAGTGTGGATGATGGAGTTTGTGGGCGGTACGTTCATCTTTAACTTCCGCAAGGTCTTCGATGACGCTGGCGTTATCAATCAGAACTGCATCATGGAAGTAGAGGGTAAACATTACGTCTTTGACCGCGATGACATCTATGTCACTGATGGCAACACACGCCAATCCATATGTGATGGCCGCGTTAGAGACTACATCTTTGGTGGCTTAGACAACTCCCGTACTGGTGAATGTTTTGTCACCCACAACACCAGCTTAGAAGAGTTGTACTTCTGCTACCACAGTAATGACGATATGGCCATCTACACAGATGGTCAGCACTGTAACCGGGCGGCAGTATACAACTACAAAGAGGACAACTGGACATTCCAAGATTTGCCCAACGTAGTCTCTGGCTCTGAGGCTAACATTAACTCTGTGTTCTCATATGATGATGCGACCCAAACTTACGACAACATTGGTGGCTCATACCACGACCAAGAGAGCCAATTCGCACGAAGCCCCCTTCTCATTGCAAAGGCTGGAGGTGGCGTATCAGCAAACAAGATATATGGTGTTGACCTTGTAGACCAAGGAACACTTGCACAAGCTGTAGACACAGATGTCTCTTCTGCCTTTTTGCTAGAACGTGTGGGTCTTGATTTAGACGAGATGGGTGTGCCTCTCAATGGCTACAAAGTCATCTCAAAGATACTGCCACAGGTATCTACGAACAACGGCAACCCAAACTTCGGGTTCACTTTTGGTGCCTCAGACATTCCCAATGTAGCTCCCAGCTACAGTGCTGATGTCACCTTTAATTCACAAACTGATTACAAAGTGGATACCAGAATATCAGGCAGATACCTCTCATACAAAATGTCCAGCAGTAACTTAAAGGACTTTTCCCTGAGCGGTATGGACGTAGAGGTTGTGGTCACTGGTAGGAGATAACAATGTCACTATCAAACAAACTCAACTTACTCGTGTCTGCCTATGTAAGGCGGCAGTCTCCATCCCTAAACCCAGAGTTCCTGCCTAACTACTTACAAGAGGAACTCAGGGAACTGGAGGCCTCTATACGCTCTTTAGCAGAAGCAAGTATTCAAGTGGCAGACAGAGAGCCCACAAGCCCACTCAAAGGAATGGTTCGCTATGCTGTGTCCCCTTGGAACCCACTTAGCGACGGAACCCAAGGACTTGTTGTCTACGATGGCACAGCTTGGGCAGCAATGGGTGGGTCAGCTTCTACAACAGGTCTGACTTATGATGACTTCTGATTTGTAGATCAAAAGATAAAAGGAATATAATATGTGGGGCGCAATAATCGGCGGTGCCATGGGCCTTATGGGCGCAAACAAGCAAGCCAAGTCACAAGACAGAGCAACAGAAGCCCAAATGGCTGGCTTTAGACAGTACGAACCTTATGTGGACGCTAACCTATCTGGCAGTTCTGCCGCTTTAGATGGCGTGTTATCGACTGGTGCCTACACTGGTCAAACCCTAGCTGGCCCAAACCAGTTCCAGACGGGTACTGCCACCAACATGGGCAACATAGGCGGAAACCTCCAGACCTCTGGCTATGGCATGATGAATGCCAACAACAACTTTGGTGGTAACTACCAAAACATGTATGGGCAGTCTCAGGGTCTCTTCGGTCAAACACAAGACCTCTATGGTCAGTCTCGTGACCTCTATGGTAAATCACAGGATGTCTATAACCAAGGTGCCAACCTTGCTGGCCTAAACACAGACTTGTACCAGCAGAACCGTGGCATCTATGACCAATTCTCCCAACTGTCTCAGGACGCAAAAACTGACCGCCTCTCCACAGCTATGGACTACGCCAGTGCCAACGCAAACCCGTTGGTTGACGCTGCGATGCGTGATGACCGCCGCAACCTCCAAGAGAACACCCTGACAGGCATCGACCTAGCAGCAAGTGGCTCAGGCAACATGAACTCCAGCCGTGCTGGTGTAGCCGAAGCAGTAGCCAACCGAGCCTTCGATGACCGCCGTGCTGATGTCGCCTTAGACGTACAAGACAGGCTCATTGACCGCAGCCTTAACCAACAGGCCCGTCAATTTGCTGACCAGAGTTCTGCACTGACTGGCGCAGGCAACGCTGGAGCATCCCAACGTGCTGACCTCGCTGGTGCAGGCAGTGCTTTAGCTAACCAAAATAACAGCATTGGTACATCCAGTAACACTCTGACAGCTTCAGGCAACCAGCTGACAAATGGCGCTGATCAGCTTGGTGTAGCAGGCAACATGAACGCAGGCATCCAAGGTACTTACACTCAGGGTCTCAATACACTGGGGCAGGGTGCTAACTTCGGTATGAATGCAGGCAACTCCCTGCAAGGGTATAACCAAGCAGCCCTCACTGACGCACAGCTTAACTTTGAGCGCCAGCGTGACTTTGAGATGCAGCAGCGCCAAGGCTACCAGTCTGGTATTCTAGGTCAGGCTCCAGCCAGCGTGGGTAACATTACTGCAAACAAGGTTGACCCATACCAAGCTGCCATGGGCGGTGCCATGAGTGGCTTTGGGTTCCAACAGCAATACTTCCCGCAGCAGCAAGCCAACACAAGTTGGGCTTCCAATGCAGTAGGTAATGTAGGCAACAACCCACTAGGCCTCACCAAACCTAGCTTTAGTTTTTAGGAGGAGGTAAATAATGTCACGATTTCCACAGTCTCTCCTAGAAGACCCAAACGTAGTTGAAGTTGCTGCCAGCATGGGGATGACCCCAGAGCAGTACCTTCAGTCAATCCTAGACAAACCACAGCCACCAATTCTTGAGAACTTAGAGTCTGGCCCACGCATGGACACTGGTCCAACTGTTGCTACTGCTCCAGCACCAGTCCTCACGCCCCGTGTTCCCGGCGAAGGTGTTATTGCAGCACCTGTTGCTAACCCAGCAGATGCCCCAACATCCTACGCTGACATGAGCCCACAGGACTTTCAGAGGATGGCACAGAACCCCGCTGATGTACCAGCAGGCGCTGAGTTCCCCGGACTTGGTGCTGACTTCTCAGGCATTGAGCGTTTCGACAGTGCAATGGAGCAGCGTACACAAGCAGCCAGAGAAGGCATTGACCAAGGTGTGTTGCAACAGCAAGCAGCATCTGGTGACGCAAGAGCCCTTGCAGAGCTAGAGCGCCGTAAGAACACAGTACAGAATGCTGGTGTTTTGCCTACAGCTGCTAACGAGCCAATCCCTATGGGACAGGCTCCTGTAGACTTCGCAACTCTGGAAGCTCAGAACTCTAAGAGCCCAGTGCTCATCAACACTACCACTCCAACCCCTACTACTGCTGCAAACACACAGACTAATGCTGCGCCAGTCTTAGGCACCAAAAGCTCAACTGCCACTCGTACACCAGCCCTATCAAGAGGCGCAGGTAACATGACAGCCAATGCCCGTGGTTCCGCTCTAGGCATGATACCACGCGGTGAGAGCCTCATACGCATTGGTGGCGCTATGTACTCTGGTGCTCTCCAAGGCGATGGTCTGGGTTCAGCTACTCGTGAGTATGGTTCCATACAGGATGCCAACCGCAAGGCTGAAGTTGACGCTTACAATAAGGCAGAAGCAACACGCATTGCAGAGCTTCGGGCTAGAGGTACTGGTAGCAAAGCCGCAGGCAAAGCCGCAGCTAAGAATGCAGCATCACTTCAGGCTGTAAATGACGCTATGTATGGTATGCAACGTGGCCTTGATGCCATTGCTGAAAGCCGTGCGTCTGGTGGCAACCTGACTGGCATCGGTGGTATATTCAAAGGCATCTTCGACAACTTTACTGGTGATCCTGATGCTAACCGCAGAATGATCCTAAGTAGGTTGCGTGTTGATGATGCTTTACTTCGTGTTGCCGAAACCAAAGGTGCAATCTCAAACGCAGAGATGAAGTTGTTTCTGTCACCAGCCCCAACCAACTTACAAGATGAGCAAGTATGGGAAGACTGGATCAATGAGCGGATGGCTGCACTACAAAGAGTTCAGAACCGCCTAAGCGGTGGCGAAGAGTTGCCAGTCGGACAAAGGTCCAATGAGTTCAACACATCTTCTGGAACCTACACACCAAGTGCTGATGTCCAAGCAGTTTTAGACAAGTACAATTAGTAAGAGAGGTAGTTAGCCATGGCTGACATCGAACAGTTAAGCCGTGCGCTACTGGCCGCAGATAAGGCTGGTGACACACAATCAGCTCAGTTGTTGGCTAACGAAATCCGAAAGCTACAAGGCTCTCAACAACAGACAGCACCTACACAAGCAGATGCAGAGGTAGACACCTCGCTCTCCGGTGCAGTCAGCTATGGTGTAGACCAAGCTGGGGCCATGGTCGGCAAAGGTATCCAGTCAGCTGGTGAGCTTACAGGCTTCGAGTCCGTTGAGAACTACGGTCAAGAGATGGCCCAGCGCAACGAAGCTGAGATGGCTGCATCCAACTACCAGCGCCCAGAAGGTGCAGATGGCATCATTAGCAACCTCCGCGAAGGCGACTTTTCCAACGCTGGTAAATCCCTTGCCTATGGTGTTGCTGAAGCAGCCCCACAGGTCGCTGGTGGTGCAGCCGCATCTATCGGCGCTGGGCTTGCAGCAACCTCTGCCCCCATCATTGGTACAGGCCTTGCTGTTGGTGGTACTGCCTATGGCGTGACTAACGCCCTTGGTGCCAACCGTGCCGAGAAGGAAGAACAGGGCCTTGATCCCACTGCCACAGCCACAGACCTTGCGTCTGCTGTAGCCTCTGGAATTGTAGAACTTACGCCTCTCAAGGGCGGTGGTGCTACACTGAAGTTCCTACGAGAAGGCGTACAAGAAGGCGTACAAGAGGGCTTGGTAATTGGTGGTACTGCTGTCCAAGGTGGCGAGTATGTACCGCAGGAAGTTCTTGAGCGCATGGGCGATGCTGCCCTTATTGGAGGCACTGCATCCAAAGGTATCAGCTCTGTTGTAAACACAGTGACAAAGACAGGCGAGATCGTCTTTAAGCCAAAAGAAGACCTAGACCCTGAGACAACCCAAGCTGCATCTGATGTGTCTGCATTGTTGCAGCGTGTTGCTGATGAGAATGGCTACAACCTCAAGGATATTGACTCCAGCTCCAAGAAAGGTGCCGACCAAACTCTTCAAGGAGCCCGTGATGTCTTGCTGAAAGACTTAGAAGCTCAAGTAATCTCTTTGACAGAGAAGGGCCAGATCAAGGCGCTAAGTCCAGAGGACAAGGCTTTCTTTAAGCAGGCAATACGTCAATCCAAAGGCAAAGTTGGCACTACAGTAACCAAAGAAAACTTCGACTTCATGCAAGATCGCTTTGGTAACACGAAAGAAGGGCAGGCACTCCTTAACACCTTCCGCCGCTCCAACGTCCTCACAGAGGTATATGCGGGTGGCCTCAAAGGCGGTGTGTCTAAGTTCACCGATATGTTTAACCCACTGCCCTCTATTGGCAGAGACTATAATCCAGCTGGTATGGTAGCAGGCAACATCAACACTGGTGCAGCCTTAGCAACTGGTGGCTCCTCGTTAGCAGCACAGATACCCCTCGTGGTTGGTGGTCGTGCCATCGATGCAGTCACTGGACGCAGGTCCAAGGTCAACCGTTTCGTCAAAAAGAACCGCAAAGGCGATGGTCTTGCTGATCCCACAGCACCAGCAGCTCGTGATTTAAAGCAAGAAGCTAAAGATCGTAAGGCTGCTGAAGTTGCGCTGAAGAAACAGCAGGCAGAACAGGCCAAACTAAGGTTGCAAGCTCAGTATGCCCAGCAGTACGCTAACGGCGATACTCCGAGTCCTAATAGTCCCAATGGAAAGATGCACGAAGGATACCGTGAGCTTAACAAGGCGGCAGGCCGAGAGGCTCCTTTCCAGACGCAAAAGATTGAAGCTGAGATCAATGCTGCGCTAGATGCTATTGAAGCAAAAGCACAGCAAGCGGGTAAACAGGATATTTTAGATGATATTGCAGAGTTCCGTAGTTCACGGCAGTCTGGCAGGCCCACAAGAGCCGGTGTTCTCACATCTGTTATAGGTAAGGTTAAAACCGAGCTGGCTGATGTCTACGCAAATGACCCTCAACCTACACAGCCAGCTACACCAGCTCAACCACAGCTCCCAATAGAACGGCAGCTTGGCAAAAACAGCAACCAAGCCTATCTGGCAACTCTTCGGGACAAGATGGACAACGATACGTCCATTCTAGCTGAAGATCGTGCCACTTTAGGTGATGCTTTCGACAGCATGGCGCTGAACTTAGGCAAAGACCCCGTTGCTGACCTAAAGGCCATCATTAGTCGAGCAAAAGTAAACTTAATGAAGCCTAGTTTGTCCAAGAAATACCTACAGCCTTACTTGGACCGTGTTGACCAGCAACAAAAGACCAAGGAAGTAAATCGTGAATAAGACAGCATTTGACTTGGTGCCCTTCTTACAGGGCATCGAAGCTATAAAGGCGTCTAGCCTCAGTAGTTCTGACAAAGACAAGGTACTCGCAGAGATGGCAGCGGCACTCCCAGCCCCTGTGTTCTGCAAGTCCTGCCCAACGACCCTCAAGATCATTGGAACATTAGTAGGAGTAGCAGATGCCAGTGCCCAAAGTACCAAGAAAAAAGGCACCGAAGAAAGAGTTGACCTACCCGAACAGGGCGACTCCAAAAGAAAACAACTACTTCACAAACCTAATGAAAACCGAAGAGGGAAGGGCGCTAAGAAAGCAGTGGTCAACAAAAAAGCGTAAGAACGCAGGTCGGCCACAGGGAACACCTGATGGCTACACCCTCGAAATGATCACGCCGATCAGGAAACAGGCAAAAGCAGATGCTGAAAGGATCGTAGCAATCATGGCCAAAGAGAATGACATTGATGACGTATATGCCATTGAGGCACTCAAGGCAGCAGTAGAAATCATGCGTGAACCGGGGCAAAACCGGGACCGCCTAACAGCAGCACGAATGGTCTTGGACTTCACCAAGACTAAGCCTGCCGCAAAGAGCGAAGTCACTATCGGTAAAGCCGAGGCATTTTTGGAGTCGCTCTTAGTAGTCACTCCAGAGGATGAGCAAGCCGAAGATGGACAAGAGACTTAAAGTAGTACGCCGCAAACTATACGATGACTTTGACTTTTACAGTAAGTCAGCCCTCAAGATCAGAACCAAGGACGGTGACATCAAGTCACTCAACTTGAAGCCAGCCCAGCGCATTCTCCAGAAGGCCGTAGAGGACCAAATGGAGACTGAAGGCAAGGTACGCATCATCATCTTGAAGGCCCGACAGCAGGGTCTATCGACCTACGTTGGCGGCTATCTGTACTTTAACGTGTCCCAGCGTAAAGCCTGCAAGGCTATGGTTGTCACACACCACTCCGACAGTACCCGTGCCCTCTTCGACATGACCAAGAGATACCACGAGAATTGCCCTGAGTTACTCAAGCCTCACACTAAGTACAGCTCTCGCCGGGAACTTACGTTTGATGTCCTAGACAGCTCGTTTGTTGTTGCGACAGCTGGTGGTGAAAGCATTGGCCGTGGTGAGACCCTCACTCATGTCCACGCCTCTGAGCTTGCCTTCTGGCAGAAGTCTACCGCTCTGGAGAACTGGAACGGGATGACACAGGCTGTACCCAACAAGAAGGGCACTGCCATCTTTGTCGAAAGCACGGCCAATGGTGTCACTGGTATCTTCTATGACCTATGGAAAGGTGCAGTCGAAGGGACCAATGGCTATGTGCCAGTGTTTATCCCTTGGTACATTGATCCTGAGTATCGGGAGCCTGTACCTGAGAACTTCGAGCGGTCCCCAGAGGAAGAAGAGCTGTGTGAGAAGTACGACCTAGACGATGAGCAACTCATGTTCAGACGCCGCAAGGTTGCACAGAACGGCATCGACCTCTTTCGACAAGAATATCCAGCCGAGCCAGAAGAAGCCTTCCTGACAACTGGGCGTCCTGTGTTTAACCCAGAGGGTCTACAGGAAAGTCTAGCAGAAGCCGCAGAGCCTAAGCAAAGGCTTGCGCTGGAAGGTGATGACTGGCTTGAGAATGTCAGAGGAGAACTGACGCTCTATCGCACACTTGACCCCGGTGAACAGTACACAATCGGTGCTGATGTCGCCATGGGTGTCAGAGGCGGTGACTTCTCAGTCGCTCAAGTATTAGACAGTAAGAAACGACAGGTTGCGACCTATCGTGCCCAAGTTCATCCAGATTACTTTGCTGAGGTACTCTACAAGCTAGGCGAGTTCTTTAACTTTGCCTACATCATCGTGGAGAACAACAGTCACGGTATCTTAACGTGTACCCGTCTTGGTAAAGACATGGCCTACCCCAACTTCTACACAGAAGTGCAGGTAGACAAGTTGACAGACAAAGAGACCATTAAGTTGGGCTTCACTACCACTGCCAAGACAAAACCCCTGATAATTGATGAACTCAGGGCCTCAGTTCGAGAGGGAACAATCGAACTCAACGATAAGGTCACTATCCGAGAGATGCTTACTTACATCGTCACCCAAAGCGGTGGCATGGAAGCTGAAGCCGGGTGTTTCGATGACTGCGTAATGTCTTTGGCCCTAGCAAACCACATACATGAGGGTGCTTGGGAGCCAATAGAGGCAGTCGATGATTATTACATTGAGATGGTTTAGACATGAAATCAAAAGAAGAATACAAAGCCATTGATGACGAAAAGATCGTATCAATCGTAGACACCAACCTCCGCCGATCTATTGGCTACTACGACAGCGAGTTATCAAAAGAGCGCCGCAAGGTGATGGACTACTACAGCGCATCGCTTCCACGCCCAGCGCACGATGGTAACAGCAAGTATGTCAGCCAAGATGTGTATGATGCCGTAGAGAGCATGAAGGCTGCACTTCTGGAGACATTCAGCACAGGCAACAAGACCCTCCGCTTTACTCCGCAAGGTGCCGAAGACGTTGCAATGGCTGAAGTATGCACTGAGTACACAGACTATGTGCTCCACCGTCAGAACAACCTCTTTGAGACAATGCAGACAGTCATACATGATGGTCTCATAGCTCGTGCTGGTATCTGTAAGGTCTACTGGTCTAAGCAGTCTGAGAGCCACATCGAAGCGGTAGAAGACTTGACTGAGGATGAGCTGGACGCATTGCTTGCCCAAGACAACGTAGAGATCGAAGAGATCGTTGAGGATGAGTACGGTATCTCCAGCGGTGAGCTGCGTGTGTATCGTGATACATCCCAAGTCAAAGTAGAGGCAATTGCTCCTGAAGAGTTCCTCA